ATACGCCATGGTGGTGTTTGCGTTTTGTCTGGCAAGCGCGGATCTCGCATCGGCGAGCCTGGATTCCGTGCGGAGGCACGCCTCTTGGCTTGGCTGTGGTGTGGCGACCCTAAGGTCGGCCTTGGCGGCCTCTGCTGCGGCCTCTAGACCAACAAGCCTGGCCTCAAGCGCCTCACAGGCCCTGATACGAGCAAAAAGATCCCTTGCTTTGGTTTTTAATTCCTCGACGTGCCGGTGAGACCCCTGGCCCCAGGCCTGCGCACATGTCGGGCATTGACCGAGCTTGGTTTTTTCCAGTTCTTGTTTGCACGCGTCCAGATCGGCGGCCAGTCGGGGCAAGGCATCGGCGGCGGCGCGAGCCGAAGACAGCTCGGTTTCGGCTCTCCTGCACGCCTCGGATGCCGCGCGTAGCTCGTCGCCGTGTCTTCTAAGGGCATCGGAATACAAGGCCCTGGCGGTCTGGGCCTCGGCCTCTAAAGACCGAATTTCTTCGTTGGTGTCTGCGATCCTTGGCTCTTCGGGAACGGGGAACCGAGATTCGACGTCGGCAATGCGTTGCGCCATTCTGGCTTTGGCGTCTTTTAAGGCCCTATTATTGGCCTCAAGATGGGTTTCTAGCACGGCTATGATGCCCGGGTCTACGGGCGGCACCGGAGCCTCCAGGGACGCCAGTTTTGCCTCCAGAGAGGCGACTACAGGCGCGTATGCGGAGATCTCAGATTTCAACTGCGCTACCCTTGGTGTAAGGACGGCAATGTCTTCGGCTGCTTTTTTTGCCTTTCGCTGCCATTCCGAAAGGCCAAGGGCTTCAGTTAAAAACTCATGGGTTTCTTTGGGGGACAGGCTGAGAAAAAAACCACCCTCTCCCTGTCTTTTGTGTAGAATTTTTCTAATTAGCTTGTTTGGCACGCCTATAATTTGTTGTAGCTTTTGCTCAACAATGGTTGCGCTGCCCTCGGTAACCACGCCGGCCACGGTTAGTTTTAGGGTTCCCGACTTACTGCGCTCGATAACCACGTCTCCGTATTCGGAACTAAAACCAGCGCTTACCCACAGCGGGTCCTTGGTAAGCCTGGACTGCAAGCGCGTTGCGGGTATTTCGTTTACGCCTAACGCGTATTCGAGGGCATTAAAGGCCGTGGTTTTTCCGCTGCCACTGCTTCCGCCGGTGTTGGAATTTTTTGCGTCGACCTGACAAAGGCCTCGGATGTCGCCGGCATCTATGCGGTGTTCGCCGACAAACCGCCCTATGTTGGCAAAACGCAGGGTTTGTAGTTTTAACAAATCAGTCGCCTCTGTTTTTCGGAGTTTTTGTCATCTGATCCCGAAGCACCATGATGTCCGGCCTTACCTCTACTGCCCTTGCCTGTCCGTTGTCGACTACCATTTTAGAAACCGACGCCGGTGCCGACAAAACCCGAACGGAGTCCAGACCGCATTCCGGGCAGCTTGTCCTGGTGACGACGTCAGCGGATCTAACAAAAAGTTTGGAAAAAACATGGCCTTCCGTGGCCACGCATTTATATCGAATTAGTGGCATGTTACCAGATAAACCTAATGGTGGCTTTCTTGTCTTTATTCGTGACCTCTTGAAGCTTTTCCTTTTTTCTAGCTTCGATTTCCTCAAGCGTGAGTTTTTCGTTGGTCGCACAGGGCGCACCGGCGGCTGGCTGCGAGTCCGCGCCCACCGGTGACGGGCCGTAGACCAAAGATTGATAGGAGTCGTAGCGGTTGAAGCCAAATTCGGATTCGCACTTCTTGCCCAAAACACCGCCCTTGGCTAAGAAATCGCTGAGCAACATATAGCCCTTTGGGGTTTGTACCATAGATTGGATTTCGACAGGATAGGTAATCATCGGGCATTCGCTAAACAAAAGCGAGATTTTAAACCCTAAAAACTCGTAGTCGCGAGCATTTTTGCCGGAAAGGCTTTTATCGCACTTCACGGAAACCACGGCGTCGGCGTACCCCTGATCCACGGCTTCTTTGCCAAAAACCCAAAGTTCTGGGGCAAAGGATCGCTGATACGACGACAGCGTTTGCTTGCCTCCGGTGCGACCTACGACCTTTTGATCCAAAAGCAAGAGCCTGCGAAGCCAAAACCCGTATCTGCTGTCGATTTGACTAGGTCCCTCGCCGCCGAACTCGCCCTCGAAGCCGCCGTAGGCCTTGTGAGACATTAGGGTTCCGGTTTCCATCACGTATCGTTTGTTTAGTCCTTGGACGATTTGAAAACCCATGCTCGCGGCAAACAGGGTGACGGTGTCTACGGGACGATTCATGGCTGATAAAACTTCGATGATTTCTAGGCCGGCCTGAATGCTGCCGCCAGGCGTGTCTAAAAACAAAACAATGGGATACTGACTAGGAAGGGTGGCGTCTAACTCTCTTGCCTTCTTTAGAAGATCTGCGGAAGACTTTCCGGAAACCGCCTCGTTAAGCACCAAAAGGTTGTCTTTTGACAAAACGACCTCTTTCTTGCCCGCCTCCGAGGCCTGTGCGGCTACGGAACCAAATACCAACAACGACATCAAAACAAAACAAGCTTTCATGTAAATACCTCTGTTTTAGCTATTATCTTTTTTCTTGATCTCCGACAGTTCTTTTTGTCGATGAAGTTCGGTTAAAAGCCGCATCGCTTCCGCGATATTGGGTTTTGGCGCTGGAGTAGATACCGTAACACCGGAAGCGTTTTGTGTGATTTCGCTACCGGCTGGCACGTTTACGTTTATAGGCCTCGCCGAATCCGAGGTGCTGCCGTGTAGTTTTTGCAAGGTTTCGTGGGCCTTAATAAGGGCCGCCAAAGGCTTGAGATCCATGGTTTCCGGGATGATTTCATTTTTTGTGCTTCTATAGTCAGCCATTTTTTTCCGATACCAGTCTTGCCAGAAATTAATGATTTCCGTCATAAAACTGATGCCTTCCAATTTTGCTATGGCTAGCTTGGCATCCAGGTTTTGCGTGAGTTCTTGATAGTGTCTGTTTTTCTTTTCAAACCACTGATCGCGGCGAGCGAAGTAAAGCACGATGGGCTTTTTAATGTTTAGGCGCATGGAAACCTCGGAATACGAGCAGCCCTCCATGTAAAGCCTAAACATGGCGTGCTCGTCCTTGGCGTCTATTTTAGCAATACCAGGCTTTCCGGCCTCAACAAACTCTTCTAGTTTGGCCAATTCGTTGGGCTCAAAATCGGTGTCAATTTTTGCAACCTCAGACATCGGAGCCCTCGGGTTGGGGTTGTGTAAGCTCTACGCTTACCTCTATACCAGCCCACATTAGACCGCGAACAAAATTTGCCAAAGCGGCAACCCTTTTTTCTACGTCGCCCTGCTGGGGTTCGTTAAGAGATATACGGTACACGATTTTGGACTTTTTGCCGGCGGCGATTTCGCCAGGGTCGGTGACGATATCGTAGTCGATTTCTGCGGAATCCACGTGGTCAAAAACAACAAAAGGGAAAAGCTTTAGGTTTTTTACGTGGGTTTCGCTAAGTCTTCCGCTTAAGAGCGCGCCTTTGTTTAGTTCATCCAGTATTTGACGCTCGTCCATGTCAGAGTTCCTTCACATAGTTTAATACACGCTCGCGAATGTCGGCGTCAAGGTCTTTTTTGCCCAAAAGAAATCCGGTAAAATCTAATCCGGATTCCGGTCTGATTTCAGGTCTGACGTCTGTGGGGCGCGCGGAAACGCTGGCAATGCCTTTTAGTCGTGACGCAACGGACGTAATCCACCGAGAAGAGCCCCTGAGATCGACAAAAATACGCGTTTTTTGCAAAGAAAACAAAGACTTTAGGTCGTTTTCGTTTTCCCCCTCGCGAATTTCTAGCCAGACCACGGGTGTGCAAACGTCTTCTGTGGCCACCATTGTCATTTTGTGGTTATCCAAAAGCCAAAAGCCCTTGTTTTCATTGGCATCGGATTTTGTGTCCCACTTTGGAGTGCCGGGATAAAAAACCCTTCCCACGCTCTGTTGGGTGTGAATGTGACCACTAATCACGGATTGAAATTCTGGCAGTTTTTGCTCGTCAAAACCGTCTGGGGCATAAAATCCGTTGTCGTATTGCGCGCCCGCAAAAGTTTGGTGGCAAAACAGGGTTTTCGCACCTGCGTCGTGCAAACCCCTGGCCTCGGACAAGAACCGGTCCTCGTCTGTGGTGTGGGCGACAAATCCAAGGTTTTTCCAAAGCAGTGAGGATTCAACTACTTTTATTCTTGGGTGAGAGGGTAGCACAGAAAGCGCGGTCATGTCTTCCGCCCTCTCGTGTCCGATGTCTCCGGATTGGTCGTGGTTTCCCGCGATTGCCACTATTTGATAGGGGTGTGAGCTTTGGAGGGCGGCCCTAAGGGTTTGCCGCCAAAACGCAATGACTTCAAGATCGAGAAGGGCGTGGGTATGGAAGAGATCGCCAAGCAAAACCACGGCTTCGGCTTGGTTTTGGTCGGCGGTCGCCCATATTTTGCTAAACAGAGCCGCGCACTCTTGTAGGTTGTGTTTTCTTACGTGCGGGTCTCCTACGACCACAATCATTCCAGGGGCCCCTTTTCAGCCTTTTCGTCTTGGCTTTTGTCTTTTACGTTTGCCACAAGAGAATACTCGATGCCAGAGAAGTCGGCGTCTTCTTCGTCTTCGGAATCCCTGTCGTCGGGGACGTCAAACGCCACGACATTAGAGGTTTCGCAGATAAAGAATTTTTCCTCGCAGAGGTCAGAGGTCCGAATATCTTTGGCCCAAGGCTGGCTAACCAATAGGTTTTCCGGCACATATGCAATGCTTCCGGCGGGAATATACATGTGGTCGTTACCCACGGAAACCCGGGCATCGATTAAAACCCGCAGCCCCTTTACGGCGACGCGTTGCTTGGCAAAAGCAAGACCTCCGCGGATTTCTGTTTTCAGCCCCTGCTCGTGTTCGTAGGGTTGCAAAAATAATTTGTTATTTAGGCTAAACTTCATAGGTTTACTCCTTTTAGTCTAATTGTTTTTCTTTCCATGATTTGCAGGTCTGCGATCTGCGACGACACCGTTTGCCGAAGGTCTCTGTGTTCCAGAGCGTCTTCCGGGCTTTCGTCTTGGCTGACAAAAAACGAATGCTCTTCCGCGGAAACCCTTTTTTCTCCAAAGCCTTCTGAGGAGCCTTCCATTACGGTATCGCCGACCCCAATAGGGGAGCTGGCGGCTAGCAACATAGAAAGCTCGGAAACCGTGACTTTTTTATTTGGCATTTTTCTGCCTTCGGTTTTGTCGGTTTCATAGCTTTCATTAATGGCGTCGACGAGCTTGTCTATGCTTGTGATTTGCTTTTTGGCCCGCAGGGAATTCGCCCTATAAATCAGGCTCATATCGGCGGGATAGAAATGCAAAACGGTTTCGCTGTAGTCGCGGATCAAATTGCCTGTCATTCGCCCCACGCAAACGCCGGCAAACATTGGAGTGTAGGGTCCGGAGTGCTTGTCTATGCCGCTGATAAGCCCCACGCAGGCGATGCCAATGAGGTCCATAAGCGATAGATGGTTTTCTGGGGTTTTGCGATAGAATATTTTGGCCCTATTTATGGCCAGCGGCATGTTGTTTTCAATTACCACCCGACGGGCTTCTTTGAAGTCTTCGTAGATCTTTTGGGCCTTTTTAGGGAAGGGTCCCAGCCATTGGCTGTGTATGTACTCGATAAGATTGAAATTAATGTGAAATTTTTGCAAAGCTTCTATTTTGCCATCCGTGATAGCTGGGGAAATATAAGAGTTGAAAATTTCTTGTTTTTCCCTAAAATAGGGTTGCGCGGATCCCACGCGGCCGTTTTCGACCATGATCTTTAGGATAAATTTTTTATAGACCTCGCGACCCTGTCTTGTTTTGATTACTTCTTTTCTAAACCTTTCCTCTAGGGAGGTCATTAGGTCAACCTGGTCTTTTCTAACCGACCCGTCTTCGTTGCAACGAATCGCATTTGCCACGGAATTCGCAAGCAAATAAAAGGACTGGTCGTGCGGCTTTTTGTTTATTTTTTTATTTGCTGCCATTCAAAAACCTTATCTTTGTTCCGCTGTCGGCGTAGTACTCCAGTCTGGTTTTGAGGTGTCTTTCCAAGACCTCAACACCGGCGACCTTGAAATCATATATCACGCTTTTGGGCTTGGGTTTGTGTAATTCTGCGTACTTGGAGTTTTCTAAGATACGCACGCTGCGCCCCACAGCACCTTGTTTGGTTTTTACTTCACTGGCGCCGCCTTGCCAGTTAACGGTGGCGTGTGTGGGATATATATTTGTGCCCGTAGAGATGCACCCGGTGCCAATAAGCACGCGGACGTCGCCCTTGTTAAAGGCTTCTACGGCGTCGTCGGGAGACACGTAGGAAACACCGGCATTACCAAGATCTTTTCGACTACCCGGGCCTGTCGCGCATGCGAAACTCGTGTTTAGCAGCTTCGCCAACGCAATGGCCTGGTGGACTTCGTCTACGAGGACCAGGGTTTGCAGTCCCTGACTTGCGTTGGCCTGGCAAAGCCTGGACACAAAGGTTGCTATGTTGGCGTTTTTTAAAAACTGATTCCTTTTTACCTTTATTGGATCCCCGGAAACCGGGTACCTGGAGTCCAGGGCTACCGGAACAACGACAAACTCGTGGTCGCATATGTATCCGCCCGCAATCGCGTCTGCGGTGGAAAGCTGATGTACGGTTTTTCCTATAATTGCCTGCAACAGTTTTTCAGTGCCGTCGCCCCGCGTCTGGGTTCCGCTTAAAAAAAAGCGATAGGGCACCGCTCCCAGGAGTCCGTGAAACACGGCCTCAAGGGTTTCGGCGGCATTTAAATGGCTTTCATCACTGATAACAACGTCGGCGTCCGCGATGTGCTGGTAATCCGCGGTACCCGGTTTTAGGTTACATAGAGACTTAGATATGCAAACCATAAACTGTTTGCCGGTTCTTTTTTTGCCGTCGCCGATGTAGCCGACCCGAGCCTTACCCAGGTGATGCTCAAACTGTTTTTTTATTTCACCAAAAATGCTTGCCGAGGGCACTACAACTACGGTGCGCAATCCCAGTTTTTTAGCAATGCTTAGTATTATCGCGCTTTTACCGCCGCCAGTGGCTATCTGTACGTTTGCGTGTTTGGAAGCAATTAAAGAGTCCACCGACGATTTTTGGTAGCCGTAGAGGGAAAACGGCAATGGCTTCGACCAAGGCACCAGCCGCGGTTCCGGATAGCTCACGAGGTTCTTTACGTCTGCCGGACTTACGCCCAAATAGGGCAGCGACCCCGGTCTAACCCAGCGCTGCCCATCGGGGTCTTGGAATAAGAGGGTATGGTTTATTTTTGCTCTCAACATTTCTCCGTGGTCTTTCCAGCCCCGAGGGTCTGAGTTTTTCCACCGGAAGTTTTGCTGGTGCCTGCGATACTGTTGGGCGGCGCCGGTGTGCACATACGATAAAAGTTTACCAACGATTTCAAGCTCTTCTGGCTCTAAAAAAACATTTGCCCTAACCGGGGTCACGATTTCCGCTCGCATGCATGCCAATATCATTTTTCTTGCCAAGCCTTACATGTATTTGATACAGGTACCACAGAGGTTTACAATGATCAGAAAAGTCAAAACTAGCGCAAAAATGTTTGTCAGCGATTCTAATAAGCTCCAGCAGCTCGTCGTGTCTACGATGGCAAAAATCAGCGACATCGTGGGCTCAAGCATGGGTCCCGGGGGCAAAATCACCCTCATAGAGTCCGACTATCCGGGCTTGCCTAACAAAAGCACTAAAGACGGGGTGACTATTTTTGAAAGCCTGGGTAGCAATAACAGCTACGAACACCTGATCATAGAACAAGCCAGGGACGCGGCTAAGCGCACGGCAAGCGAGGCCGGCGATGGCACGACAACTTGTACGGTTCTCAGTGCGGAGTTGGTAAAAAATCTTTACCGCTTTTGCAAAGAAAACCCCAAATACAGCCCCCAAAAGGTCGCCCGAGAATTGCGTAAGTTATCGGAAACCGTGCTGGTTCCAGCTATCAGAGAACGGGCAATCAAAATTGACGAATCCAATATCGGGCTGTTAAAAATGGTCGCAAAGGTAAGCGCAAACGGCGACGAAGAAATGGCAGATGCCGTTATCAAGTCTTTTGATCTCCTGGGGTACGGCGAAAACTCGCATGTCACCATTAAAGAAGTGCCCGGTCCCCACGGATACGAGGTCGGTGTTATCGAAGGCTTTCCGGTGCCCGTGGGATACGAGGAGAGCGCGGGCAAGTTTCATCAGGCGTTTATCAACGACCAGGCGAATCAAAGGTGCGTCCTTGAAAAGCCATTGTTTCTGCTCTACGACGGTAACCTAAACAGTCTGGTAACCATTCAAAACATTCTCGACGACGTCGGAAACGCATTTGCTAGCGGAAACAGCGACTATAAAAACATGGTGGTCGTCGCACACGGTTTCAGTGACGAGGTTCTGACACAGCTGGCTTTTAACTTTGCAAATCCGTTGACAATTAACATCGTGCCCATGATTACGCCCATGGCCGGGTTTTTGAACTCTCAGTTGCATTTTTTGCACGACCTGTCAGCGTTTACTGGCGCTGCGGTGTTTGGCATGAGCAATCAAGTCGCGGATGCCACCATTGACCACTTAGGCAAAAACGCGGAATCCTTTGAGTCCTATCGGTTCCGCAGTACGGTTATCGCCCACCCCAACGCCGACGACATCGAACTCAGGGTTTCCGACCTAAAAACACAGAAACAAAACGCGGAAAGCGCGCTTGAGCGGTCTTGGTTAGAGGAAAGACTAGGTAAGCTTACCTCTGGTATTGCCAAGCTAACGATTTACGGCGCCAGCGGCGGCGAGCTAAAAGAGGCCCACGACAGATGCGAAGACGCGGTATGCGCGGTTAGGGCCGCGATTTCCAAGGGCGCGTTACCCGGCGGCTGTCGTATCGCGATCGATCTCGCGCAAATCTGCGCCGGTCTTAACAACCGTATTGCCGAAGACGTGCTTATTCCCGCACTTATGTCGCTTCCCGCCCGCCTCTTGGACAACGCAGGGCATAACAGCGAAGAAATCGAATCCGTTGTCGACACCCTGTTGGCATCCACGGATTCCGTGTATGACGTGGAAAACCAGAAATTCGGACGCGCCGAGGACCTCGGCATCTTCGACGCACTTCCGGCCGTAGAAGAGGCAATCAAAAACGCCATTGGCATCGCTGGCGTCATGGGGACTATGGGTGGAATCGTTGCCTACCCCAGAGACGAGCAGTTTGAACGCAGCGAAGCCAGCGCTGATCGCGAGTTCGAGCGGGCGGTCAATGACCCCCACAGCTTTAAAAACGAAGCCAACGAAAGGCCTTGATGAGCGATTCCACGCAAAAAGACGCCGAGTACGCGGTTAAAAAAGCCGGGTTTTTGCGCAAATGCGAGTCCGCGGAGGAGCTTCGCAATTGGGTCTTTCTTTACCTAGGTGTGTATTTGCCTTCCGGACACATCGACGCCGACAGTAATAGCAGCCCCGTAGACGCCATGTGGGAGATCTACGACGCGGTTAAAAACAACCGCGGCGAGCACACGCCGGGATACATAATGCTTTCCAGCAGAGACAGCTATAAAACACTGTCGGCGTCGATTCTGGAAGTCATGATTTTGTTGCATTTCCAGCTCAGCATCGCTCATATGGCGGCGATTCTTGCGCAATCCAACAAAGCCGTAAGCTACATTCAAACCTTTTTTACCCGCCTGGAGCCATACATCAGGGATGCCGGATGGGTGAAAACCAGTGATAGTAAGACGAAAATACAATTTAGCACGCCAGAGGGTAACTCCCCCTATATTACCGTGGTCATTTGTACGCTAGCCGGAGCCAACAGCGAGCACGTTCCCGTGATGTTTATCGACGAAATTGACGTCATTGCTAATCCCAAGGCCTACGAAGAAGCGAAGATGATCCCGACCACGGAACGCGGCCAGCATCCGATTACGGTTAAACTAAGTACGAGAAAGTTTGCTTTTGGACTAATGAGCGCGGAATTAGAGGCTATTGACGAGACCGGAGAAAAACTGGAGCGCTGGAACATCATGGATATCACGGAAAGATGTCCGCCGAGTCGCCACAAGCCCAGCGAAGACGGCTCTATGATTCCCCGATACGTGCGAAAGGCAAAACTGCCTCTGGGCAACATAAGTCCGGAAGACCATGCGAAGCTAACGGCTACCGAACAAGAAAACTGGGAGCGTCTGGATTTACATCCGGGCTGCCTTACGTGCCCGCTAGCTTCGGTGTGCGGCGGCAAGCTCGCCGAGCGCCCGGAAACCGATCGCGGCGGTCTATTTAAGCCTATATCGTCGACAATCAACGCCTTTAAACGACTGGCCAAAAACCCCGACATGGCTGCGGCTCAGTTAATGTGTTTGCGTCCGTCAACTAAGGGCCTGGTCTATCCGAGATACGAGGACGTCGAGGGCTCGGGAAACCTAGTTTCAGTGGCAAACGCCTATGAAATGGTTACCGGCGAAACCATGACGCCAAGCGGTGACCCCGATGGCGACTTTCAAATCCTCGTCGATGCCATCAAAAGACTGGGAATTCCTACATTTGGCGGCGTAGACTGGGGATTCACGCATGCGTCTACGATTGTAGTCGTAGCAGTGCTGCCCAGTGGGCATTCGTTGCTATTGGACAATTTCGCACAAACCGAACTCGAAACCCATGACTTCTTAGAAATAGTCAAGCAATGGGATCTCAGATACCAGTGCCGGTCGTGGTTCTGCGACCAGGCTAACCCGTCGGCGATAAAAACACTAAAAAAAGCAGGCCTTAAATGCCCGGATTTCACCAAAGACGTCATGGGCGGCATTGATGCCCTGCGGGGCCAGGTTGTGACCACAATGGGTGTTCGAAAGTTTCTTATTGTAAACACTAGGACCAACGGCTACGTAAGGCAGGGTTTTAAAATCCACCATTTCAAACTCGACGCCGCGGGAAACCCGACAACAAACCCCGACGACGAGGATTACGCCGACGTCATGGACGCCCTGCGTTATTTGGCGCAAAACGTATACGGTAAAAAACAAAAATCTTTAGTAATTACATCAACATACGCGTCAGAATTAGACGAAAACCGACCAAAAACCAACGAAGAGTTGATGAAAAACGAAGTCAGGTCCAGAGTTTTGGAGGACCAGCCTAAGAAAAACGATGATATAGAGACAAAGAAGAAGAAGATTTTTTGGTAAACCAGACACGCCGTCAATCTTTGTTATAGGCCAACACCAATAGGTTCGCGAACTTGCGAGGCAAAATGAGCAAATTAAATATCCTTGTGCATTTAAATAGTTACCTAGACGCCAAGCCTAGCAACAGTCCTTCTTTGAATTCTTTTCGGTGGACGCGAGAAGTACAAGGTCAAGACGTCGGTAAGTCGCAAAGCCTGGAGTTTTGCCTGGCCCCAGGTGAATCCCGACAGCTCTTCGACGGCCTCCGCGCGCTCAGCCATGACAACACTACTGAATACTCGATTTCTAGTAAACCCGGATCTCCGTCGGTTTACGTTTTGGCCCACGAAAGCGGAGCCCAGCCCGAATTTAGGGCTCCTAGAACCACCGGTGCCGACGCCACCACTGTTGCCGAATTGACGAAAAACGGATCCGTTCTTACGCTTACCTCGAATGCAGGCACGGGCTTTGATTTCCTAGTTGGGGGCGTTCAGGTCGGCGATCAAGTAAGGCTTACGGCACCGTTTGCAGCCACTAACCGCGGCGTGTTTCGCGTACTTGCGGTTTCGGCGTCGGCACTAAGTTTCGAGCACGCCAACGGCGTCGCTGAGGGCGCGGTAGCCCTGGGGTCTGGGTTTGCAGAGGTCTTGCAAGTTTTCGGCGCCGCTGGCGTGCAAATCGGCGACACTTTGGTAATTTCTTCCGGATTTAGTCCCGCCAGCTACGGCAGTTATGAAATCACGGCGGTTGGCGCCGATTTTGTAGAATTTTTTACCACAAAATCGCTGCCCGCGGAAACCGCGGTAACCGACGACATCAACATCTATTCGCAGGCCCGCAGACTCGTTTACCTGGAAACCAACCGCAGCGTTGGCGTCCAAATCAACGGCGCTTCCGTGGGCGCGGTAAACCCGATTGTGGAGGGCGACTCCTCGCAACCCGGCGTTATGTTAAAAAACACCGTGGCATGGGAGATGACGGTAACGAATTCCGGTCTTGAGATGGCGAACCTGTATTTCGCTTCCGTGGAGTAACAGATGTCTGACAAGAAAAAAACCACGGTTTTTATAGCGAGCGCGGAAATCAGTGAAGATAAAATGGACGCCTATGGTCTGGCTAAGGGTGATTCACCATACGAGTACGTGCTAAAGGCGGCCTCAGGAAGTGCCAAAAAATCACCGCCTCGCATCGCTTTCACCGAAGACCCCGTGTCGTCGGAAAACTGGGCCGGCGTATACAAAAGCAAGCGTAGGCTGATTCCCGACAGCGTTCTTAAGCACATCAGAATCCAAAACCATCTCATTGCCAGCATTTTGCGTGCCCGTGGCAATACGATGTCCATGTTTGGACACATCAAGGCCGACCGGTTTGACATCGGCATCGATGTTTCGATTAAAAAAGAATTTGAGCCGCACATCAGGCCCGATCAGATCGAGCGCATTAATCAAAGAATAGATGGCTTCAAAAAAATTCTTCTCAACTGCGGTCACGAATCCGGACTCAAGCAGTCGGAAAAAATGGGGCTCGCTACGTATTTCTACATCCAGGCGCAAAACGGACTCACGTTTGGCAGGCACGCAACGGAAATCGTTTACAAGGAAAACCCTTTGCGCGGCGGAGAAAAACGGTTTGACCGATTTAGGCCCGTAGACGCGGGCACGATTTACTTGCCGGTGAGACGCGGGGAAAGCGCGGACGCCGTCAGGCAATCGGGGATTAAGCTGCTAAGGGATCAAAAAAATAATATTCAAATCGAAATAGAAAAGCTGGAAGGCGACGAATACGCCTACGTACAGGCCATCGATAACGTGCCTAGGATGGCGTTTACCTCCGACGAAATGATCGTCCATCACCTCTTTCCCTCCACGGACGTCGAGCTTCAGGGCTACGCGCCTACGCCTATCGACACCTGCATTACGGCCGTAACCACGCATCTCAGTATCGACGCCTATAACAGGCTGTATTTCCAGAACGGCCGCGCGGCAAAGGGCATATTGGTTGTAAACAGCGAAGAGATCGATCAAACGACGTTAAACGGCATCAAACAAGAGTTTATGGCGTCGATTAACAACGTCAGCAACAGTTTTAGAACGCCTATTTTAGGCGTGGGCAACGAAGACAGGGTAAGCTGGCTTCCCGTAACCAGCAGCGCCGGAGACGGCGAATTCGCGTTTTTGTACGAAAACGTAAGCCGGACTATTATGTCCGCGTTTAACATCAGCCCAGATGAGCTTCCCGGCCTCTCGCATCTCAGCAGGGGTACGGCGCAGCAATCGCTAAGCGAGTCCAGCAATCAATACAAGCTTACCGCGCAGCGCGACACCGGACTCAGGCCTCTGATCTTAAGTTTTCAATCGTTTTTAAACAACGACCTTTTTAAGGTCATTGACCCCGAACTCGCACAGCTCTGTGAAATTACGATATCCGGCCTCGACGCCGAAAGCCGGGAACAGGAAAGCGTGCGTTTGCAGCAGGACAGCGCGCTACACATGTCCTACGACGAGGTTTTAAGGGACGTAGACAAGGAAATCGTCGGCGATCTCATGGGCGGCGGCGTGCCCATGAACGAGCGCTACCAGCTTACCGCCGACAAATACGTACCCGTAGGTGCTTTCAAGGACCATTTTTTCAAAGACGGCGGCGCAAGTGTGGTGGACCCATTGCTGGCCTACCCCAGGGACGCGTTTTGGTTTCAAAACATAAGTATCGCCATGCAATCGGCGCCGGAATCCGTTGCCGCGCTTTACGCGCCGCGACCCCACAGCCTAGACGTTTTAAAGATGCTGGCCCAAGACATGTTGGATGAGGACGAAAACTGATATGAAAAAAGGCGTTGATTACAAAGAAAAGTATATGCAGTTGAGAGCGCGTTATTTGCAAGCCATTGACGTCGCCTTTAGGTCGGGATATCAACAGGGCATGGAAAAGGCACAAATCCAGGCCGCCGCCCAGCAGCTGCAGCAATCCCAGCAACAAGCGGCTCAAGCTCAGGCTCAGCCTCAACAGGTCGACGAACAGCCGAGCCAAGGCGTTAGCGAATCCCAGGCTTCCGAACTCGACGCCTACATCGACGCCTTGGAAGCCGAGCTTCAAAAATCGGAATCCGAAAACGGCCTCGGCGCGCTTCGCGGCCTTCGCGAACTAGTGTCTGGGCTTAAAAAGTCTAAAATAGACATCAGCGCGCTTAGGTTAAATGAAACCGCGGCTAAAAATATGTCCGCCGAAGACAAGTCGGCGTCAAGTCGCCAACAAAAGCTTGTTGAGTCTTTCCTTGATAAGTGGGAAAAAGAGGCCAGGAAAACCGCGGGATCGGTGGCAGAAGTCGTAGGCACGTCTTTGGCGTCGAAAGACTAGCTATGACCGGACTATCGTCGGCGGCTAAAAAAGCGATATCCGCTGCCGTGGATCAGCTCTTTGATCGAATGGCGGCAAAGCTTGTCGGCGCCACGCCAAGGCTTAGGGGCAAAAAAACCCTTACCATAGGTACCACCGACTCCAACACGCTCGCGCATTTGTTTGTTTCCGCGCTTGGTAACAGAGAGCCGCTGCCCAAAGAGGCCGGGGTGCTTAAGGCAATTATTGAAACCGCGGAGTCCTACATAGACGCGCTGCGCACGCAAACCAAGGCCAGAGTCCTGTCTGGGCTCGACGCCTACGTCGCGGAACGGCGATCGAAGAAAATTCCTATTTCCGACACCGACGTAAAAACACGATTACTGGACGAACTAAGGCGGGCGGGAAACGGTTTTCACAAAATCGCCGAGGCCGAGTCTAGTAAAGCTCGAAACATGGGGCGCGCGGCTACGATTTCCAGAGTTGCTGCGGCGGCAGGCGTGGGTGACCCCAGTGTCTACTTTCAAATCGTCAGAGACGGCGAGGTTTGTTCCGAGTGTCTGCGGCTGCACACCACGGACGGCGTTACGCCCAGGGTTTGGAAGCTGAGCGAAATTGGTTTCGATTACCACAAAAAGGGCGGCCAGGCACCAAAGTTTGCCGGATTGCACCCGCATTGCAGGTGCCATATGGTGTACCTTAGTCCCGGTTTTGGCTTTAAAAACGGCAACATATCGTATCTGGGGCCCGATCACGACGAGCACGCCAGGCAAAGAAATCAATCTTAGGCATATGTGGAACAAATTGTTGCCAATTCTTGGGCCTGTGATTCAGGCATTGCTTAAAAACTCGGATAAAAAAACGCCTTCGGCTCAGGCGTCAGTCGTTGCAGACAAACCCAGAAAGCCGTCGGAAGCCGAACTCGCGGAGGCCGCGGAAATCGACTGGTCAAACCCGAAAGCAAAGATTTCAAAGTTTTTTACCGTCCACGACGCCGTGTATTTGCCGAGCTGGGAAAGCTATCACCGGCCTTCCGAGGAGGAAAAAGCCAGAATTGTTTTTGTGGCAAAAAAAATGGACGCCATCCGCGAATTTTTAAACCAGCCCATAGCCGTGCATGTGTGGTGCAGACCCGCGAAGGCAAGCATTCCGGGATCTAAGTGGGACGGCAGAAACTACAACCGATACGTGTACGAGACCTTTGTTTGGAAACATCTAAGCGAGGAGCGCAGGCAGCAGATGAAAGAGCCCAATAGTGCGCACGTCACCGGAGAAGGCGTGGACTGGAGCGTTGTAGGCAAAAGAGACGCGAAAAGCTGCGCGGAAATAAGAAAACTGCTGGTGCCAAAACTAGAGGAGTTTGGCATCAGAATGGAAGACAACGCGGGGGCTTGGATTCACATCGACGTCAGGCCGGTCGTAAACCGCAGGTTTTTTAAACCCTAGTCTTCTAGGATCCAGCCCTTGGGAACCCGGTGTCCTAGTTTTTTCGCGCGTTCTAGGTGGGCGTTCATTAGCCGATAGGATTGCCTGGCGCCGTGAATGGCTCCGGCGTCGTCGGCGTCTTCGCCGGCTTGCTGGAGCCTGCGCCAGTTGCTACGGTGTTTTTCCGCCTCGGACATGTGATGCGAGACGAGCGCCCCATGATCCCCGGATTCGCCGCCGTCTTCGCTTGCCGCGAGTTTTTTTGGCGTCGCCTGTGCGGGAGCCCAAGTCTCCCTACCTCTCGCGCGTCTGTTGATTCTAGCATTTACGTCGTCGCGTTCCTGCCATCCGGTTTCCGGGTGATAGACAAGTAAGCCCTCGTCGACGTCGGCGACGCGCTCCCGGTTTTCCGGGCTCACGAAACGCGACTGTCTAATAAGATCTACGTATTTGTCACCCCTGCGAACCCGTGTGCCCGCCGGCGTTCCGGTGTCGACGGCAAGCCTTGGCGGTGCGTCGGGGCCGCTTGCCGGCACGCTGCTGCGATTCGCCGGCAGGCCCATGCGACGCCTGAGCTTTTGTTCGACGCCCATTGGCTGGATCTCGCCCTGGCTTTGTTTTTGTTTCATGTAGCCGTATTTGCGCTGAACGTCGGCGTATTCGCGGTCCATGGCGGTTTGGCCCGAGGGTAAATCCACGCCTTCGGGCATGATTTCCAGATGTCCGAGTTCGTGAACCATGGCATCGGGGTTCCACTGGGATTCGAGCTGGCCGCTGCGCCAATCCGGCTTTGCCACGCCCCGTTCGTCTTCGGGGTTTCTTCGCAATCCGGTATTGACGTCAATTTTTCCACCACTGGGAACCATTTCGGTGTTATACCGGTCCCTGGCAAATCTTTGGATGTGCGCAATGTGTTTGTCACGCATCGCGGATCCCGCCGGTGGTTGCGAGCTGGTGCCAAAAACCTGGCGCCGCTGTTCGCGGACGTTTTTTGACTTTTCCATATCCAGGAGTTCCGCGCGTTGTCTTTTCGCCTCCCTGCGATCGTCGCTACGCGACGGCGATTCCAAGACATCGACTAGCCTTCGGTGCTCGCGGACGAATTCTTTTCTTGGCATAGAAACCGAGTCAGATCCGCAGTCCTGGCATTCCGATTTGTTGCACTTCCAGCGCTTTAGTGCGGCGCCTTTGGGTGTAAGCTTGCCGTCTTTGGACGTCGGACCCTTGACACCAGACATACGGGCACAAAACGAGCGCTTTCTGGCGCCGCCTTCGGGCTGCGGACGCTTGAGATCGCGGCCCTCTTCTCTGTTTATGCGTTTGCGCTCTTTGTCGTTGAGGCCGCCGGTCTTTGCGTGTTTTTTAGGATTGTAGCCGTGAAACGGTTTTTCCTTCTTTTCCACCATTGAGTCGCTGATAGCTTTGAGTTCGTTTTCTGCTTTTTTAAACGCGCGATAGGCGGCCATTTTGGCCATGGCCAGTCTCTGGGATTCCGAAAGCTCGGGCTGCGACTTGCGAAGAAACTTTAACATGCCCTCGCTGTGTTTCCAGGTTTTAAACGCGTGTTCGGCCTCTTCCCTAACAAGGGCGGCGCCTTGGATTTTATTGGCTGGTATGACGTCACCGCCGCCGGCCGTAAGTGTCTTTTTTACCGCAGCCTGCTTAGCGGCTTCGCGACGCTGGGAAAGCTCAGACTGTATGCCCTCTGCGCGCTTTTCCGCGCGGTCCCTGGCAAGCTGGTGCCAGTTGGCCATTTTGTTGTGGTGCAACACGCCTTGATTGTCTTTCGCCGACCGAGAGGCGTTAAAATGTGCCTGAAAGGCGTCGTGGTGATCGGCGGATGTAAAATTTTTGTAATCCGAAGCCCTGGTGTGGGTAAAAATGTCCTTGCCGGTTTTCGTCTGTCCCAACACCGAGCCCTGGCCTTGTATCGGCGCCGGCGCTGGTGTCGCAGGTTTTGGTGCGGCAGCGATTGGCTGCGGCTTTACGGGAAGCTGGTAAATGTTTGCTTTTCTTATGATTTCCACGCCAACCTCGGATTTAGAGATTTTTAAGCCTGGCTTTTCGGGATCCGGCATGCGCTCGGCAATGGCGCTTTTATTGCAAGGCGTTACGGTAAGCGTGGTCTTTCTGGCTATGCTTTTCGTGATTTCCGCGCCCTTTTTTTCTACCTTTTGTCCTTCGATGGAGAAATTAATGGTGTTTTTTACCGGCAATCCCTGTTCGCGCGCCTGGGCGTCGTACTCTAACATAGCAGCGACGTCTCGGGCCTGCTGGTGTCCTGCGGTGTCAAAGAGTTCGCCGACGATATATAGATAGGGAACCTGGATCTGTTGCCAGAAATACTTCTGTCTATCGTCTTCGCAGTCCTCGGCCTTAAAAATTTTTTTCGCCTTAATAATTTTGCCAACGATTTGACTGGCGTTTTTGTTTTCATGCTCCCAGTTAAGTACGCCTTCGCCGCGCTCCAGGCTTGAGATATCCATGCCAGATATCAGAATTCTTTCCCCGCTGGAATCCAGGAGTTCGTTACTTGCAATGCCGTCAATCAATGTGCCGCGGGTGGGCTGGGTCTGTTTTGCCATACGTATGTAATCCAAAGATTGTCGGCGACATCAGGCATTTGCTCGGAATGATAAAATTACACGTAAAATATTGATTTTGTTAGGTTATTAGTCTCCCTGAGAATGATTTATGATAAGGCCGGTATGTTTCCGGCTACAACTTTTTTAAGGAGTTACAATGAAAAGTCTTGCAAAAGCAGAAGCTCTGATTCGCGGTCTCCGCGATGATTTGAAGCCCCGAATTGAAGCCAACGCTGGCAGCGCTGGCCGTCTCGACACCGTTCGCGAAGCCCGCGACAGCGAAGGCAACCCAATGCTTGTTCTCAGCGACGGCGGAAACGAAGCCGCTGGACAGCCGGTTTTGGCTATCCGCATCAGCCAAGAAGACGCGGTTTCCAAGGACGTCTTTGGCAATGATAACCTCGCCTACGCTCCTCACAAGCTCGAACTCGCATATGAACTCGATGGCGCGGCCCCTGAAGTCGCGGCTCTCGACCTCGTGTTGGCTATGTGGGAAATCGCTCCTCGCGGAGTCAAGGTTCAAGTAAAGCAGATCGCCGACGGAACCGCCGTTACCGCTGCAAACATCGACGCCGCCGCTGTAGCCGAAGAAATTGACTGGCTGCGTTGGCCGTCCAAGGGCGTTTAATCCAAGGAGTAAACGCGATGTCAAAAAAGCTAAGCCAAGCCGAATACATGAAGATTATCGAGCAGATCGAGGAAGGTTTTGTAGCCGAACTCGCGAAGTTCGAATCTGAAGTCGCGCCTACGCTTGCTAAATCGGAATCCGAGGACGAGAAGTCCGAAGAAGACAAAGGCAAAGACGAACCTAAAAAGGAAGAGTCTGAAGCCCAAGCCGAGGCCCGGCATTCGGAGGAATCCGAAAGCAAGGCGTCCGAGGACAGCGAAAGCGACGACGACGGATACAGCGACGAGGACCGCGAGGAAATGCAGAAAATGTATGACTCGATGTCCAAGGCTGAACACCGAAGCCATCTCAAGGCACTGAAAAGCTCGATGAGCAAGTGCTGGAAATCAGAAGACATTGAAAAGTGTTGGAGCGATACAGGCTCTATGGAAAAATGCGGAGACATCGAAATCGCGAAATCTGAGACCGAGGCTGAGGCCGTAAGTCTTAGCAAGGCCGAAGTAGAGTCTTTGAAGCAGGAAAACGAGGAGTTGAAAAAGAATCTCAACACCTTGGTGGAACGCCTGAACTCGCATTTCACCAGTCGTGCTCCGAAACAAAAAGCCATCACATCCCTGGAATTCATTGCGAAGTCCGAGGAGCCCGTGGCTGAGCTTTCGAAGTCAGAGGTTACCGCTATTCTTACCAAGAAAGCACGTACCTCGTCTTTGTCTAAGTCTGATCGTGAAACCATTAACCAATACTACGGCGGTGTGATCGGGATCGAAAAAATCCAGCACCTGCTAAAGAACTAAGGAGACCCGTATGAACGAAGGATTACAACAACTTTTGAAGGCGCTTGAAGCCGGCAGTCAAAACGCCGCACCAAGCACTTTGGCGCAGGGATCGGCGCTTCAAACCGAAGACCTTTCGCCTGTCATGGAAAACGTGACTTTCGAAGAAAAGCACATCAAAATCCAAAAAGGAATGTCTGTTAAGGACGCAAAGTCCACGCTCGTACAGTTCAACCGACAGCTGTCTTACGGCATCTTCGGTGGAAGCGCGCAGTACGAAGGCGGACTCGGTGAAGAAGACACCTCGGATTTCGTCCGAGCCGTGGTTCCGATGGCCTACTACAGCACGACCCGCCGGGTAACCGTTGCTGCAAACATGGTGTCGGATTTCGACGGTGTAAAAGCCGAAGACCGTGCCCAAGAAGACGCAGCGAAGAAGCTTGCCGCTGATATCGAATTCGATATCATCCAAGGTAACTCGCACTTCTCTAACGTAGGCGTGTTCGACGGAAACCCAATTGCCCAGGCTCAGATCCCTAACATGGTTGGTTTCGACCAACAGATCCGCCAAAGCGACGACCTGGCTAACACCCAGGACCTCATGTTTGCCGAATACGGCAGCGACCAATCCGTGGTTCTCGCCGCCAACGGCAGCCTGAATCAGTCTATCATGGAAGACGCCGCTGTTCGTTCCGCGATGAACATGGGTGCCGCCGATACCCTGTATCTGGACCCGATCTCGCTTGCCGCCTATAACAAAATCGCTCACGTCAAGGAGCGAATTGTTCTCGCCGGCAGCCAGCAAGAGGCATCCGGAGCCCAGCTCCGCACGCAATGGACGTCTAGCGGCGCCATCGCGCTTGAGCCCTCGCGGTTCATGTCTGGGAAGACGCGTCCCGCACGTAGCCGCGCAGGCAGCCCCGCTGCCCCCGCTGCTCCGACTCCCGCAGCCCTCCTCGCTCAATCCTCGCTTCTCGAAGCCGGCGATTACGTTTACTACGTAACCGCGGTCAACGAGCGCGGCGAAAGCGCGGCATCGGCTTCGGCGTCACACACCGTGGCCAGCGATGGCGACGCTGTAAACCTGACGATTACCGCTGTCAGCGGCGCCAAGTATTACAACGTCTACCGTAGCGAAGCCGGCGGATCTGCGGCAAGCGCGAAGTTCATCGGACGCATTAGACAAGGGGCGTCAAACCCCGTGTTCCGCGACCTCGGAAACAAGTCTCCGGGATTCGTGACCGCGTATCTCCTGCAAAAGGACACCATGGACCTCCGTCAGCTGGCTCCGTTCAGCCGACTCAAGCTCGCGGTCAGCGAACTCTCGCTGCCCGAGGCTTCGTTCCGGTTCGTGTGCTGCGCCGTGAAGCAACCCCGCAAGAACGTCATCATTGACAATCTCAAGGGTCAGCTGAGCTAATCGCTGCCAACCAAAAAACAAAAGCCCTCGCAAGTCATTGACTTGCGAGGGCTTTTGTTTTGTGTAAGCCTACTTGCCCGATGCGCTTAG